CATGCCAATCGAAGACATGCAGCTGATCGAGACCCGCCGGTTCCAGGTTGAGGAGATCGCGCGCATCTATGGTGTCCCGCCGTTCATGATCGGCCATACCGACAAGACCACCAGTTGGGGCAGCGGGATCGATGCGATGGGCGCGGGCTTTGTCCGATTCACCCTGCGCGACCACCTGAACGCCTATGAGAACGAACTGAACCGCAAGTTCTTCCGCACGTCGCGGTGGATTGCCAAGTTTGACACCAGCGAGCTGGAACGGGCCGACCTGAAGACCCTTCTGGAGTCTTACCGTATCGCCCTTGGGCGGGCTGGTGAACGCGCGATTATGACGGTCGAAGAGGTTCGCAACCGCTTGGACCTGCCCCGGGTAGCGGATGGTGACCTGAACGCTAACCTGCCAGCTGGTCCCGCACCAAAAGAACCGGCCGACCCTGAACCGAAGGATCCTGCAGAATGACCCCGTACATCCGCATGCGCATGGCCAACAAGGGCAAGGGCGAGTTCCGCGCCGAAGGCGATGTGATCTATCTTTATGACGTGATTGCGTCGGATGAGGATGAGGCGGCGTGGTGGGGCGGCATCGCCCCTTCGCAGTTCATCGCATCCCTGAAGGCCTGCACCGGCCCGGTCACCCTACGAATCAATTCGCCTGGCGGATCGGTCTTTGGCGCACAGGCGATGATTGTCGCGATGCGGGAGTTTCCCCACGCCATCACCGCCCAGATCGACAGCCTTGCCGCCTCGGCCGCCAGCGTGATCGCCGCAGAATGTGCGTCGTGCGTCATGGTGCCGGGGTCGATGCTGATGATCCACAAGGCATGGGGCTTGGTCGTCGGCAATGAAGACGACATGCGCCAGACGGCTGACCTACTGGCAAAGATCGACGGCCAGATTGCTGGATCCTACGCACGGCGGTCGGAAGGCGATGCCGATGCCTTCCTGCAGATGATGCGCGATGAGACCTGGTTCACCCCAGACGAGGCGGTCGCGGCCGGGTTGGCTGATGCGGTGAAGGATGAGAACACCCAGCGGCCGAAGGCACAGTGGGACCTGTCGGCATTCCTTCGGACACCGGCGGCGATTGTGCCGGCAGACGACCCCGAGCCTGAACCGCCTGTGGCGCCTTCGCACGATGCGAGCGCCCGGCGGCGGCGGATGCTGGATGCCCGGCTGATCGCCAACCCCATCTGATCGCGCAGCGACAGACAACCCGCCGCGATGGTCGCGGCACATTCGAAAAGGAAACAGAATGTCCATCCAAGCACTGCGGGAGCAGCGCGCAAAGATTGCTGCGCAGCTTCAGGAACTGGCCAAGAAGGAAGACTTTGACCCCGCCACCGATGGCGTGGCCTATGACAAGGCGATCGATGATCTCGATGCGATCGACACCCGCATCAAGCGGATCAACGATGTGAACGCCAAGATCGCGGAAGATGCCGTGACCCACCACGTCGCCGACGCCGCGGCCCGCATCGGCCACAACTCGGGCGACAAGGGCCTGGCGATCTACGCCAAGTGGCTGCGCGGCGGCGACAAGGCGCTGAACGATGAAGATTTCACCTTCATTCGGAACACGATGTCGACCACGACAAACTCGGAAGGCGGCTTCACCGTCGCGACCGAAGTGGCATCCAGCGTCATCGACGCGCTGAAGGCCTACGGTGGCATGCGGCGTGTGGCCGATGTCTTCTCCACCGAGCAGGGCAACCCGATGTCCTATCCGACTTCGGATGGCACTGCGGAAGAGGGTGAACTTGTCGTCGAAAACGCGACGGCCACCGATGCCGACATCGTCTTCGGCACTGTTGCCCTGCCGGTCTACAAGTTCAGCTCAAAGGTGGTGACGGTGCCGATCGAACTGCTTCAGGACAGTTCGGTGGACATCGAAGCGTTCGTGCGGCAGCGCCTGGTGACACGCCTTGGCCGGATCACCAACCGCCTGTTCACGACCGGCACCGGCACCGGTCAGCCGAACGGCGTGGCCACCGCCGCGACCGTCGGTGTCACCGCCGCCAACGCCACGTCGCAGGTGACGGCCGTCATCTATGACAGCCTTGTCAACCTGCAGCATTCCGTCGACCCGTCCTATCGGGAAGGCGGCCTGTGCAGCTGGATGTTCAACGACACCACCCTGCGCGAAATCCGCAAGATGAAGGACAGCCAGAACCGCCCGATCTTTGTGCCGGGCTATGAGGTTGGCAATCCGGGCGGCGATCCCGATCGCCTGCTGGGGTCGCCCATCGTGATCAACCAGTCGGTGGCCAGCATGGCGGCCTCGGCCCGTTCGATCCTGTTCGGCGACTTCAAGGGCTACAAGATCCGCGATGCGATGCAGCTGGAAATGTTCCGCTTCACCGACTCGGCCTTCATGAAAAAAGGCCAGGTCGGCTTCCTGGCGTGGCTGCGGTCGGGCGGCAACCTGGCCGATGTTGGCGCGGTCCGCGTCTTTGTGAACGCGGCGTCCTGATCCCGCAGGATCGGCTTTGCCAGAAGGGGCGGCGGCAGTCGCCCCTTTCGCAATACCGACCCCATCATAGGAGATGAACCAGATGGCGAAGAAAGCTGAAGACGGCGCAGCCGGTGTGCAGATCAAACTGAAGTGCGTCTATTCCGGCTTCGAGAATGAACCCGGGCCCGGCGACGTGATCATGATCGATGCGGAAGAGGCGGAACGCCTGATTGGTCTTGGTGTGGCGGAAGCCTATACTGCCCCTGCAGAAGACGCCCCCGCAGCCGAGGGCGGCAACACCTGATGACCGACCCGGTTCTCGTCACGCCCCCGGCAGCGTTGCTTTCGCTGCCGGAGGTCAAGGCGCAACTGAAAGTCGACCATTCCCACGAGGATTCCTGGCTCGAGCTAATGATTGCCGCTGCAGTTGGGAAGCTTGATGGCTGGCACGGCATTCTGCACCGCTGCATCCTGACCCAGACCTGGGCAATTAAGACCGATGCGCTGGCGGATATGCGGCTGCCGTTTCCTGATGTGGTGTCCGCGGTCGTGACCTATCTGGACCCGGCGGGCGTAAGTCAGACGGTGAGTTCAACCAATTTCCGCGTGCGCACGTTCAAGGGTCAGGGTTCCCTGATCTTTTCGACTGGCTATGCAGCACCTGCCGTTCTGGCGGGGCGCGATGATGCCGTGACCGTCACTGGGGTCTATGGTTTTGAAACGCCGCCCCCGGCACTGAAGGTAGCGGCGCTGATGCTGGTGGCGTACTGGGAACGAAACCGCGAAGGCGCCGGAGAATACATACCGCCATCGATTTACTCCCTGATTTCACCATGGCGCGCAGGTCTGGCGGCATGACCGCGATAGGCGATCTTGACCGCCGGGTGCAGTTTCGCCGTGCCGGGCTGTCCGATGACGGGCTGCAGGAAACCGAATCCTTTGCGAACCACGGCACCCCGGTCTGGGCGTCCCGCAAGGATGCCAGCGATGGGGAGCGGGTGCGGGCAGCACAGGTGCAGGCCACCATCACCACGCGGTTCGTGGTGCGCTGGTCGCCCTTTACCGTGGCCCTGACCCCGAAGGACCGGCTGGTCTGCGAAGGGACGGAATACGACATCACCGGAATCAAGGAAACCGGCGCGCGGCACGAGTTCCTGGAGATCACCGCTGCGGCACGGGCGGACACCTGATCATGGCAGGCACTGGGCTGAAGACATCGGGGTTCAGGGAACTGGACCAGAAGCTGGCACAGCTGTCGAAGTCGACCGGCACCCGTGTTCTGCAGCGCGCCGGGATGAAGGCGATGCAGCGGATGCAGAAGCGCGCCGAAACCCTGGCCCCGGACGATGTCAAGACGCCCAGCCCCGACCTGCACCGGTCCATCGCGCTGTCGACCAAGGCGCGGGTCGGGATGGGCGGGACAAGCGACATGGAAAAGGGCAACCGGGCCGTGGTCTATGTCGGCCCGGCCTTTGATCTGCCACGCTATGCCCGCGCCATGGTGGTCGAGTTCGGGTCCTACAAGATGGCCGCCAAGCCCTACATGCGCCCGGCATTTCACCAGACCGGCCAGGCCGTGCTGGATGAAGTCGCATCGCTGATAGGGGCCGAGATCGACAAGGTCGTGGCCCGGGCCGCCAAGCGGGCAGCGAAAGGCGGCTGATGATGGAAGAGGATCTGCGCGGCCGGCTGCGGCTGGCTGTCCCCGGCATGCCGGTTGACTGGGGCTGGACCCGGCAGGGCACCCCAAGCCCGCGCGTTGTGCTGTCGATGGTGTCGGATGTGCCGGACGTGACCCATGACGGCCCGTCCGGATACCGGCAAAGCCGGGTGCAGATAGACATCTATGCCACGACCTACGCGGCGGCCAAGGACGCATCGCGGCGGATCGAGGCAGACCTTTCCGGCCTTCGGGCCGGGCTGATCCTGGGGGCCTTCAAGGCCGGTTCCCGGGACTTTCCCCCGGACCTGGGGGCGGGCGAGACGCTGGCCCGGATTTCCGAAGACTACATGATCCACCACAATCAGGAGTAAGACCGATGCCTGCCATCGTTGCGACTTCCATGGCGAAGGGGAAACCCCGCGCCTCGACCCGGACCACGCTGGGGGCCTCGGGCAATTCCATCCCTTACGTCAAGGGGCAGGGCCAGATCCTGGTGCTGCACAACCCGACCGGCGGTTCGCTGACCCCGGTGATCAATGGCAGCGGCAACGGCGCGGCCGAGATCGCCGGGGCGGGCGAGATCAACTTTGCGTCCGGCCTGTCGCTGGGCGCCATCGCTGCCGGCGCGCAGCTGGTCGTTCATCTGGACTTCATCGCCCAGTACCTGAACGGCACGATCGACATCACCGCTGGGACCGGCCTTGTCGCCACCCTGCTGAACCGCTGAGGGGGGTTCTGACATGCCGAATATCGGTTATGGCGTCACGCTGGCGGTCAGCGATGCCGCCCCTGCGGTGACCCCGGTCAACACGATCGGGCAGATCACCAACTTCACCCCGCCCTCGGCCACCCGAGACATCATCGACGTGACGAGTTCGGACAGCCCGGATTTCGCGCGCGAGTTCATCGCCGGGCTGATCGACTATGGCGAGGCTTCGGCGGAAATGAACTGGGACCTGGGCACCACGTCCGATGTCCTGCTGCGCGCCATGCTGGTCGAACGCGAGCCCCGGACGTTCCGCGCGACTTTCAGCCAGTACACCCCGGCCAAGACCATCACGTTCGAGGCGTTCCTGACCGCCTATGAACCGGATGCCCCGCTGGAAGACAAGATGACCGCCAGCATCACCATGAAGGTGACGGGCGCACCGGTGGTGGCCTGATGCGCGGCAAGGTGACGTTCGAGGCCGCAGGGCAGGACTATGCCCTGCGGTTCACCACGAACCGGCTGTGTCAGCTGGAAGAGGACACTGGCGAAAAGGTCCTTGCCCTATGCGCCAAGATGGACAACCCGGGGGAAATTTCCTTCATCGACCTTCGCAGGATGTTCCGCGCGGGCCTGGAGGGCGATTTCAGCGAAGAACAGGCTGGCGACATCCTGGATGATGTCGGCAAGGCCAAGGGTCTGCTGCTGGTGGCCAAGGCTATGGAAGCGGCGTTCGATGTCGGCAAGCCGGGCGAAGACAAGCCGGGAAAGCCGAAGGCGGGCGCGGTCTAGACTGGCCCGGCCTGTTGCGCCGCTGGGTCACTGCCGGGCAGGATCCATCGGTCTTCTGGCAGATCACCCCGCGCGAGGCGATGGTGATCCTTGATGGTGCCGACGCCCGCGACCGCACCCAGATGCGCATCAGCCAGGCCGTGGCCTGGGCGACAGCGCAGCTGGTGATGATCGGGTTCAATGCCCCGAAGAAGTTCCCGAAGTTCGACAAGGCGTTCCCGGACCCCACGGCCCGGCGCAAGGTTCAGACCCCCGACGAAATGTGGGCCGCGATGCAGGCCTGGGCCGATTCGTCCAGGCTGGCAGCTGCCACAAGGAAGGAAAACCCCTGATGTCCCTTGTCGGTGCGCTGCGCGCGATGCTGACGCTGGATTCCACCGCCTTCGTCAGCGGTGCGAACAAGGCGCAGAAAAGCGGGAAACGGCTGGAATCCAGCCTTGCCTCGATCGGCAGCACGATGCGCAAGGTCGGCCTTGGCCTTGCCGTCGCCGGTGCGGCCTTGGGCACCGCAATCAAGGGCCAGCTGAACGCCGCCGACGAAATGGGCAAGGCCGCGCAGAAGTTCGGGGTCGGGGTCGAGGAGCTGTCGCGGCTGAAGTATGCCGCCGACCTGTCCGATGTGTCGCTGGACACCCTGGGCATGTCGCTGGGGCAGCTGTCAAAGAAGATGGCTGCGGTCGCGGATGGCAACAAGGCGCAGATCAAGCTGTTCGAGGAGTTGGGAATCAGCGTCTTCGACGCCGGTGGCCAGATGCGAAGCACCGAGTCCGTGCTGCAGGACGTGGCCGATGTCATGGCGCGGATGCCGGACGGGGCGGAAAAGACTGCGCTGGCGATGAAGCTGTTCGGCAAGTCGGGTGCCGAAATGATTCCGATGCTGAACGGCGGCAAGACCGGCCTGCAGGCGATGGCGGATGAGGCCAACCGCCTGGGCGTGGTCATTGATGAGAAGACCGCGAAGTCGGCCGAGGCGTTCAATGACAACCTGACCCGCCTGGGGGCCGCGGCCAGCGGCATGGTCATGCAGATCACCGCCGCGCTGGCCCCGACCTTGGAAAAGCTGTCAGCCTGGGCGGTCGAAGTTGCCAACGCCTTCGGCAATCTGAGCCCGGAAACCAAGGAACTGATCGTGCAGATCGGTGGGATCGTCGGGATTATTGCAGTCGCCGCCGCCAGCTTTGGCGCGTTGCTGCTGGTCTTGAACCCCGTGTCGATTGCGGTGGCCGCGATCGCGACGGCCGCCTTGCTGATTTATGAAAACTGGGACGGCATCGCCGCCTGGTTTTCGGAACAATGGGCCACGATCAAGCTGGCTACGGAACAGACCTGGCTGGCCATAAAGAACGCGATCGGCGGGGCGATCACCTATGTGCAGGGACTGTGGGACACCTTTGTCGCCAGCCTGACGGCAGCGGTTCAGGTGGCAAAGGATGTCGGCACGGCAATATCCGAGGCCCTGACACTTGGCGAGGGAACGGCCGCCGGTGAGGCACTGAACTCT